GATATAATACGAGAGATACGAAACCATTCTAAAAAGATACCAATACGTGTACGTTCTAGTTTTATAAACTTAGGAGAGAAGTATGGAACTAACTATACAGGCTTATGGAGTGATGTACACCAAGAAGAAAAGTTAATTATATTTAGAGAAGACTTAGATAAGTTAAAGAGTTACCTAGACAGGAACGCTCTTGTTTGTTTTTTCATAACACAATGGACGGATGTTTTGTATGAGATGGAGAGGAAAGCACCTAAGCTGATGGACACTATCAGTGAGGATGCAGGCAGGATATTTGATATGTACCCACCGAAAGACATACGAAGTTTATGAGCATGAAGTCACACGGATTTAGGTCTAACTTTGAACTGACCGTAGCACAGCAATTGGTTAAGAATAAGATAAAGTATGAGTATGAAAAACATCCTATAGAGTATATTAAAGAGTGTGTGTATACGCCTGATTTCTACCTAGAGAAGTATGGATTTTTTATAGAGGTCAAGGGTCAGTTTACAGCACCAGATAGAGGGAAGCATTTGTTAATTAGAAAACAGCATCCGGATGTAGACATTCGATTCCTGTTCTTAAATGCTAATAATAAATTATACAAGGGTTCCAAAACAACTTATGGGAGATGGTGTGATAGGTATGAAATTAAATGGTGTGATAAATATATGCCAAAGGAGTGGTTAGATGAATAAAAGCACAGAGATATTTAAAGAGTTTGGTAAGACAATACCTAAAGATTGTTACGTAGTTATTGTTAAAGATATAAAAGGTGGATCTACTGATTTTATGTGCTATGATAGTTCTACAACAAAAGAGATAACAGATGGGTACGTAGTGATGAGAGGTATTACATCTATGATTTTAAATGAACCAGAATATTTATTGGAGAAAGGTCAACTTGCTATATATAGAGACACAAAACTTAAAAAACCAGATACAGAACAGCCGTTTGTTATTGAGCAGCAAGAACCTGTTGAGGATAATGTTGTTCATTTTGAATTTGAGCCTGAAAAGAGGGATGATTAAGATGGGAATGATGGATGATGCAATTAGAGAGACTGTGAAAGATAAAGAATTTAAAAAAACAGACATAAAGAAACTTGCTACTCGTAATAAACAAATAGGTGGTAATCATTACAAAGATTGTAAAATACAGCCTATTGATTTTATTATGGAAAACAATCTAACTTTCTGTGAAGGTAATGCTTTAAAATACATTACTAGGCACAGGAGAAAAGGTGAGGGTGCAAAAGATATACACAAAGCAATACACTATTTAGAAATGATTTTGGAGATTGAATATGGCGAAGAGTAATTTTTTACCAACGGAGTATCAGGCATTTATACATATGTCACGGTACTCGAGGTGGAAACCTGAAGAAACTAGAAGAGAAACATGGTCAGAAACTGTAGGTAGATCTATAGATTTCTTTGCAGACCACCTAGACAGGAACATCGGTGTAAAACTTGAGAACAGTACATGGGACAGGATTGAAAATGCAATTCTTAATACCTCAGTTATGCCGTCTATGAGAGCGTTGATGACAGCAGGAGATGCTTTACGAAGAGAAAACATAGCAGGTTATAACTGTTCGTACATACCTATAGACAGCCCACGTTCTTTTGATGAAGTGCTGTACATACTAATGAATGGTACAGGTGTAGGCTTTTCTGTTGAAAGACAGTATGTAGATAAGCTACCTACCATACCAGATAGAGAGTTTGAACATACAGAAGATGTTATATCTGTAGCTGATTCTAAGGAAGGATGGGCTAGAGCGTTTAGAGATTTGATGTCGTTCCTGTATACAAATAGAATACCAAAGATAAACGTCAGTAGGATAAGATCTGCCGGAGAGAGGCTTAAAACATTTGGAGGGAGGGCTAGTGGCCCACAACCTCTGGTAAACCTATTTGATTTTACCATTGAGAAGTTTAAAGCTTCCAAAGGTAGCAAGTTGAATGCTATGACCTGTCACGATATTGTCTGTAAGACTGGTGAAGTTGTGGTTGTCGGTGGAGTACGTAGGTCAGCTTTGATATCCTTATCTAACTTATCAGACCAGAGATTACGAATGGCTAAGTCAGGTGCTTGGTGGGATACTAATCCTGAGAGAGCCCTTGCTAACAACTCAGTAGCCTACACAGAAAAACCTGATGCTGGTATCTTTATGAAAGAATGGCTATCCTTGTATGAGAGTAAGTCAGGAGAGCGTGGTATATTCAACAGGGTGTCTGCACAGGATAAAGCTAGACAGAACGGTAGACGTAACGCTGATTACGATTTCGGTACGAACCCTTGTTCAGAGATTATACTCAGACCTAATCAGTTCTGTAACCTAACCGAGGTAGTTTGTAGACCTACAGACAGCATGGATACGTTGTTGGATAAGGTAGAAGTCGCAACGATACTTGGTACTATGCAGGCAACTCTAACTAACTTTGGTTATCTGCGTAAGAGATGGCAGGATAATACAGAGGAGGAGAGATTACTTGGTGTATCATTGACAGGTATCATGGACAGCACGTTGTTAAATAAGAATGATTCTAAATTAGCAGACAGATTGAACAAGCTGAAAGAGAAAGCTGTGGCTGTAAACAAGGAGTGGTCAAGTGTACTTGGCATCCCACAATCTACAGCAATCACCTGTGTCAAACCATCCGGTACAGTCAGTCAGCTAGTAGATAGTGCAAGTGGTATACATGCTAGACACAATCCATATTACATAAGAACAGTGAGGGGTGATAACAAAGACCCACTCACAGAGTTTATGAAGTCACAAGGTATTCCTAATGAGCCTGATGTTATGAAGCCTGAGCATACTACTGTGTTTGCGTTTCCAATGAAGACAGCAAAGGATGCCGTGTTTAGAACTAGCATGACAGCAATCGAACAGCTAGAGATGTGGAAAACATACGCTGTCCATTGGTGTGAACATAAACCATCTGTTACCATATCTGTTAAGGAACAGGAATGGGTCAATGTAGGTAACTGGTGTTGGGATAACTTTGATTACTTATCAGGTGTGTCCTTCCTACCATTCTCAGATCACACGTACAAACAAGCTCCCTATCAAGATATTGATGAGGTTGAGTATAAGAAGTTACAAAGTGAGATGCCTAAGAGTATAGACTGGAGTAAGTTACAGGATTTTGAGAAGGAAGATAACACGAAAGGGTCACAAGAGCTAGCCTGTACAGCTGGTGTGTGTGAGTTGGTAGATATCTAATGAGTAAAAAGAAAGAAGCATTGCTGTTTAGGTTCTCTGTATTTTTAAACACAGAGGGCAAGATAGTTATCGAAGAAGATAATATAGATCCTGAAGAGTTTCAAGAAGCTATGGATAACTGGAATCCAGACTACCCAAATACAGCAATGATTGTAGCTATGATTAAAATGTTAGTTATGGCTGCGGCAGAATTACAAAGAGATATTAATAAGACTATCCATTAATATCTAACTTTACGTACCCCACCACCCTTGGCGTACTTCTTCACGTAACCACCACCGTATAGGTTCTGGTCTTCCGATGATCGTACTTTCATTTCCCTAGGGTTTTGAACCATAGGTTTCATGTCCATAGCATCACTCATGGGCATTGGCACTTGAGCACTCATGTCAGCCTTTCCTAATTCTGTTTGTTTGTTTCTTTCTGGTATTTTAGCCATGTTTATTCTCCTTTAATTTCCAAATAATTGATTCATTTCAATATCTACTTGCGGTTTTCCATAGAGGTCTGGGTCAGGCGTGTACTCTTCACCTATTTCAACAGAAGGATACCAGTTATTTTCATGGTGATTAACTTCTAGCTGAGACTGATAAATTACATCTGGCAATATAGCTAAAAATCTTACAGCGTTTGCCTCTGTATATTGACCTTTAATTGCTATATCATGCAGTACATCTAACACTGTATCCTTTCCCATTACGTTTGCTGTAAGCAGAGTTTTAATAACACCAGCATCAGTCATTCTTAAATTTCTTATACTAGCGTCTGCAGCTAACCATTTACCTCCGACTACTCCTCTAGCCCATGAAAATGCTTTTGCTAAATAGCCTTGTGTAGAAGTTTTAGTAGGCATGTTGTCTATACCTTTAGCAACACCCCTAGAAGATAGATCTGCTATCTCTTTACCTGTTGTTGCCAATCCAGTCGATCCCATAAATTCAATAATGTCATTCAATTCTTTAAACCTTTCTGGGCCCATCATCTCTTCTAATATAGTTCCTACTCTTCTTAATTCTTCTTGTGCTTTCCCTGTGTCTATAATCATATCTGATTTAACAACAACTTTAGACGAATCTGTTGCTACAGGCACAATTCTAGTTTTGTTGTTAGTGGGCACAAGAATCCTATCTGCAAAACCGTTTAATACTACACTATTTATATATTTGTCTATTT